TACCAAGCTGATTTTTCTGCCGACTTGAAAGCTCTAGTCGAAGACGAAGCTACTCTGTCTGAGGAATTTAAAACAAAAGCTGAAGTTATCTTTGAAGCTGCTATCAAGTCGAAGCTGGCTGAAGAGATCGACAGACTCGAAGAGAAGTACAACGAAGAGTTGGCTGAAGAAGTCAAGTCTACGAAGGAAGATCTCGTCGAGAAAGTTGACAGCTACCTGAACTACGTGGTTGAAAAGTGGATGGAAGACAATCAAATTGCCATCCAATCTGGCCTACGTGCTGAGATCGCTGAGAAGTTCATGACAGGCCTGAAAGACCTGTTCACTGAGTCTTACATCGAAGTACCGGAAGCTAAGGTCGACCTAGTTGACGAACTCGCCGAAACGGTTGATGAGCTTGAGACTAAACTCAATGCTACAACTGCAGAAGCAATCGCAATGGCCGAGGAACCTGAGACTTACAAGCGTGATGCTATCATCCGCGAAGCCTCTCGCGATCTCGCCGAAACTCAAGTCGAGAAACTAAAGTCTTTGGTTGAAGACGTTGATTTTGAAGACGCTGAGTCTTTCTCTAAGAAAGTTCAGACCGTCAAGGAATCATACTTCACAAAGAAGGCTACTGAGTCTACACAAGAGATTCAAGAAGACGAAGATGGTGAAACACCCGTCGCTTCTGGCTCTATGGCTCACTACCTCTCGGCACTCAAGAAAACCTCTGCCAAATAAGGGAGAATCCAAATGCAATCGTACGATAAACTCGTAGAAAAGTGGGCCCCGGTTCTGAACGAAGAATCTGCCGGTGCCATTAAGGATGCACACCGTAAAGCTGTTACGGCTCAAATCCTTGAAAACCAAGAACGTGCTTTCGCTGAACAGCGTGAGCAAATGGGCATGTTGAGCGAAGCTCCTGCTAACGTCGCTTCGAGCGTCGGTAACTGGGATCCCGTTCTCATCGCTTTGGTTCGTCGCGCTATGCCTAACCTCATGGCTTACGACATCTGTGGCGTTCAGCCGATGACAGGCCCCACCGGCTTGATCTTCGCTATGAAGAGCGTTTACAAGTCGAATGCCCAAGCTGGTGCTTCGGTTAACGATGAAGCTCTCTTCAATGAAGCTCTGGTTAACTATTCTGGCGACTCGACCAACACCGGCAACGGTACACGTGGTCCTTCGGGCTTGGCTGGTGCTACTGACACCGATAACGACAGCGATATTTCTGACTCGGGCAGCGATTATGTACCTGTTACTGGTACGGCTCTGTCGACAGCTAACGCTGAAGGCTTGGGTGGTACTGGTGGTCAGATCTTCTCGGAAATGGGTTTCACCATTGAGAAGGCTACTGTGACTGCTAAGTCGCGTGCTCTGAAAGCAGAATACAGCTTGGAATTGGCTCAAGACCTGAAAGCAATTCATGGTCTGGACGCTGAGACCGAGTTGGCCAACATCCTGTCGACCGAGATCCTGGCTGAAATCAACCGTGAAGTTGTTCGCACGATCAACTCGCAAGCCAAGATCGGTGCTCGTCAAGACGGCCTGCAGATCAAAGGTATCTTTAACCTCTCGACCGACGCCGATGGCCGTTGGAGTGTTGAGAAGTTCAAAGGCTTGATCCTTCAGTTGGAGCGTGAAGCTAACGTTATCGCCAAAGAAACCAGACGTGGTAAGGGCAACTTTATGGTTTGCTCGTCTGACGTCGCTTCGGCTTTGGCTGCTTCGGGTATGCTCGACTATGCTCCGGCTATGTCGACCAACCTGCAAGTTGACGACACTGGCAACACATTTGCTGGTACGTTGAACGGCCGTATGCGTGTCTACATTGACCCGTATGCTGTTGGCGACTATGTCAACGTTGGTTACAAGGGTACAAACCCCTACGACGCTGGCGTCTTCTATTGCCCGTACGTTCCTCTGACGATGGTTCGTGCTGTTGGTGAGGACACCTTCCAGCCTCGTATCGGCTTTAAGACTCGTTACGGTATGGCTTCCAACCCATTCGTTGGATCCACACCTTCTGACGGTCTTGCTACAGCCCGTACTAACCAGTACTACAGAATCTTCC